CGTTTTTCGCTGCGTCTCATTTCTAGTCAGGAGAGGGGCTTTAGCCCCTTTCCTGCATAAGACACAACTTACGTTGAGTTTTATAGACAGTTTGATACCTGTCGATTTTGCTTTCATTGTGAACCCTTTTAGTTCTCAGTGTTGCTATGTCACCTCAGAGCTCTTAGCCTTAAACAATGTTTTCCTCTTGTGTAGCTCTTTGACCGACACTCGTGCAAAAATCTAAGCAAAACTTTATCTGACGATGTGAAAGAACATTGACATCCAGAATAGATGGAAACCCCCCCCTGGTGTTTATGTCAATATGGTGAAGGAGCTTACACCACTCCTAGTGATCCGTACGTAATTTTGGGGTGTGACATTGTGTTGCACTCCCTATTTGTTTTTAAAATATAAAATCATAAACAATACAAAATTTTAAAATAAAACAAAGTCTTTACCACCATGTAGTGGTTGAAAACAATTGTATAGATAAGTTATTGAATGGCCTTTGGCCGGTAACTGAACTACGATAATTGATCTGCAAATAGTCCCTCCAGCGTAACGTGCTCGCTGACACTATTTTGTAGCAATTAGGCAGCCTTCATCGTAGTGAAGGTATGATTAATGTGTAGTCCCTCATGGAAACTCCATTGCCTGTGTTGTTGTTCAGTTCCTTTAATGGAACCTAACAATTTACTGATCATGTAAAAGTCAAGATTATCTTGTGCGTAACATTAGAACGCTCTATAGCCTGACTGGCCGAATAATACGTCTCTTACGAACCAGATTACAACACAATGAGCCCTCGCTATAATGTACTAAATCTTAGTTCTGTTAACACCTGTGTGTGCTCTAACAACCAAAATGAAGGAAAGAGTGATTGTGATTTTTGCGAATTGCGATCACGTCTTCCACCAACTGTTCATCGAGATCTTACGCTCCTGCCGCTTCGCGACATACGAGTTGTTGAGAATCCTGAAGACGAACATCCTGTTTTTTATGAGTTTACTGCTCGTTCACTTCGAGAAGTTTTTTGTAAATTACAAGAGTTTCATCCTTTACAGCATGTTCAATTGTACTGGAACTGGTGTCGTTTAGATGCTAGTCGTTCTTTTAGATATTATCGAATGAGCAATCCAGTTGAGCTAATTATGGAATTGGTTGAGGTCTCAGGACCATATATTGATCCTTTGCGTTTATCTTACGATTCCAGTGACGAGGATGATCTGATTTTCAGACATCCTCAATTACAATCTGGTAAGACTTTTGAAGACATTCTCACTAAAGTCGATGAGTATGAACCTTTTGTCAAGTTGATTGAGGACATTTGTTGTCTTATTTATCAACTTAAGAATTGTAGAAGCACACATGAAGCTTCAATTGCTTTGGGTT